ATAAAGAGGATCGATATTCACTCGGAGACGAACCAGTCTCAAATCGTTATAAGATCCGAGATCTCGAGGATCCGGAGCCGAATTATCCCAGGGGATCCAGGAGGGAGAGACGGGGATCCAGGCGGAGGATTAAAGGGGAGAAATTCTCCGATCGAGTCCGGGAGTCATTAAGGCGATCGAATAGATCATAACAAAAAAAGAGGGGTTATTCCCTCTTTTTTGTTTTCCCCTTAATGAACCGGATCGAGGCTCTCTCGTCTCGGAGAGGACGGATCCGGTAAACAGGATCCGTATTAATATGAATGGATTTAAAGAGTCTGAGGGCGGTTTTATAGATCCTGGGGGATATCGTCCTGGAGGATTTAATCTCCCCGAACAGGAGAGAGGCCATTTCCGCGATTATCTCCTCCCGGTGGTATGTAACCCCGCCGGAGGACGGGATCTCCTCTCCTGGCTTAATTCTGACCCATTGGTCGCCATTTTCGACCATTATCAGATCCTCCAGGATGCAATCGGTCGCGATAACGATTTTATCCCTTAAAGTTTGCATCGTTATAAATTGTCATTTGATGCTCCTCAATCTCCATTGATCGCGAATAAACCAGGATCCCCTCCGAGTTGTAATAATCCGCGATCTTTTTAGCGCGGTCAAAGAATATGAAAACCTCCTCAGAAACGAGTTTTTTTCCGCTCCGGATGTTATCCAGGGTCGTCGCATAGTCTTTTTTAACCGGGTCGATCTTTGCTTTATGCTCGATCTTAACCGATTTAAAGTCACTCTCCAGGTCTGAGATCTTAACCGCGAGGTCGATCAGGATGTCCTCCTCTTTCCGGATCTCCTCCTGGGTCAATGTTTTGAGGTAACTATAATCGGAGATCCTCCGATCCGCGTCACCTGTTAAAATTGCGGGTTTCTGTTCATTTTCCATTTTTGTCGATGTGTTTATGTTTAAAATTAATGATTGTACCTTTTTTAACCTGGGATCCCTGGAGATATTTCGCGCTCTCTTGGGAGTGGCATTTCTTACAAAGCGACTCCAGGTTCGTTATCTCCAGGGAAAGGTCGGGACGGATCGAGATCTCCTCTTTATGATGAACCTCCTCCGCCTGGACTAATTTCTCCGGCCTGGAACAACGTTCACAAAACGGGTTAAGGGAGAGTTTATAATCCCTTAACCGTAACCAGGCGGGGGACGCATAGAACGACGCCGTCGTTTTGTAATGGAACGGCGCGGCGGGTCTGCTCTGTTCGATCCAAAAAAACGAGATCTTATTCTGTTTCCCTGGCATGGAACGGATTATTACATACAGGACAATGATCCCCGAAAGGAACCGTCCTCCCTGTTTGAGCATCAAAGAAGTAATCGACTCGGGGATTTATAACCTGGTTATAAAGTCGACATTTCGGATTATTACAAATTATCCGGGTTTGTTTCCCCTGTTCTGTTAACTTTTCTTTTGACATAACGCGACGTTAATATTAACTCTTTCAGATGTTCAGAAAATTTACGATCCCGGTTATAAGATCTCAGGTAATCGATCGTAATGTTTTTAATCGAGATGAAGTAATAATTTTTCATTGATCGTATTCCTTTAGTTCCTGATCCCTGGATCCTGGAAACAATCTTTAAATATATCTCCTGTTTTATGTCCCTGATGTCCTCCTGGGAGATATCATACAACCGGAGAGAAAGAAAGACCCCGGAGATCATTTCCTCCAGGAATGGATAAATATCCTCCCGGAATATCCTCTCGCGTTCCGCTCCGGATGACTCCAGGAACAGACGGCTCGATATCTCGATCTCATTTCTCTGTCTCATTTGGTTTGTCTGAGAGGTCGGTTTCCGGATTAAGATCTCGTTTCTTTGCCTCCTGGATCCTCTCGTCCAGGAGGAGAAAGACCTGGACTCCGGCGTTTACCCGGATGATCTCATTCATAACCTGGTCAACCTCTCCAGGGAGGAGACGTATAAACAGGGGTTTCGCGGGGGGTTGTTTGGCTCCCGCCGCCGTAGATTGGGGGTTCGGCCTGGCGGCGTTCGCGGCTCCCGCCTGGCCTCCGAGGGGTGGTTTCTGTTTTGTCATAATGAAATAAGTTTAAGGATTAGACATATAATAAGAATGATTAACGCGATAACATATATCGTAATAAGACGACAACCGACCCGATATCTCCGAGGGTTGTAAGGGGGAACGATCCGATAGGGGATCTGATGCTCGAACCGATTACTCCGGGGATCCCGGCGTTCGGCCTGGTTAATGTAGTCCTGAGTCATTTGTTTGCGATTGCGTATATGGCAAATGTAAAGGTATATATCAGGAGAGAGGGCAGGGATCCGGCCTCGTTTTATTAACAACAGGAGAGAGCGTTATTAACAGTCGGAACGCCTTAATACAATGATTTAACACGCCTCAAACGTCCATTAATTGAGGCCGTCCGGGGGTTTTTCTTTCGAAAAAAGTCGCAACAATGGAGGGGGTGGGGAGTAGGGGTAACCCTCTCCGGGTCTGTTATTTATAAAGACTCTTTTTTTTTCTTTTTTTTTCATTGTGTATATCTTATATATACAATGAATGATAATGTATTTATTTAACCTTAACCCTCTTTTTTACGATGTGATACTCTTTATGTGCGGAGACGAATGTTCGAGACGAGGCGGTTTCCCCCGTCGGCGCGCCGTTTGTTTTCAAATTAGTTTGATAATCGTCTTTATTGGTTATGAGAGATCGAGTTTGTATCAACTTTGTTATTATTTGCCAGGGGGGGGGGTCATTCTGAAATAACACCCCCCACACTAACCACGCGATCAGGTCGTTTCATACCGAGGACAACCTTTGAGGGGTGGGGTTAAGACAGGAGAGAGGAGAGGTTTAAATTATTAACTATCAACTGACAATGTGACAGTTTAAATAAAACAAAATGAAAGACGATGTAATTCGGTTCCGGAAAATCTGTTCAAATCTGATTGCCGGAAAAACCAAAACCGCGAAACAGATCCAGGGGATAATGAATATCTCCGAACCGACATTTAAACGACTGATGACCGCTCCCCTGGACGACGAGTTCCGGATCCGCGCGTCGATCCTGGGAGCCGTCCAGGATCTTAATAAAAAGTTTTGCGATTATGAGAGGATCGATATCGAACCGGAGACCAGGACGGAGTCTCCCTCCAGGGGATCCAGGAAAGAGATCCCGTCCAGGACGCCCGAAGCGGATCCGGCGGGACTCATATCAGACAACCCGGAGAGGACGATACAGGAGATAATGATCGAACTCCTGGGAAAGTTTCCTCCTGGTACGGAGTTAATCGTTACCTTTAAGGCGGTCAATATTTAAAGGCATGGCACGAAAACCAACACTCGGGACGAGATATTCCAGGCTCAAAACGATAGTTATCCAGGAGTTAAAGGGTCGCGAGAGTTATGTTCCCTCCGACGAAATCCTGATCGACGAACTCCTGTTCTCGATCAAGATCGCGGACGATGCGAAATCTGATATTAAAAAAAGAGGGTTACAGATTAACGTCGTTAAGGATCCGAAAAAAACCCCGTATTACCAACAGAACCCGAATATCGGAGTTTATCTTTCCGCCTCGAAATCGATCGGGAACATACTTACTAAACTCGGGATCACAGTCCAGGAGAGGACAAAACTCAAACTTAACCCCGAGGAGGATGATCCCCTGGGAGATCTCTTTAACCAAAAATCGAAGGTCGTCCAGGCATGAGATCTCCGGATGAATACGCGGATAGTCATCTCCGGGAGGCGTACCGATACGCGGAGGATATCGAGTCCGGTCGGATCGTTGCAAACCGATGGATTAAACTCGCGGTCGAACGGTTCCGACGCGACGAGAAACGAGAGGATCTCCTCCAGGATCCCGACGCCGTCCGCCGCGTTTTTATGTTTTTCTCCCTCTTAAATATCAATATCCGAAACTCATATCGCCAGTATGAAATTATACCATATCAGGCGTTTATAATTTTGAACCTGTTTCTCTTTTATTATCGGTCGACCGGGAGGAGGCGGTTCCGATATATGTTCCTATTCGTCGCCAGGAAAAACAGTAAAACAGTTTTCGCGGTCGCTCTTAACCTTTACTTTCTCGTTATGGACGGCGTCGCGGATCCTCAGTCTCTCCTGATCGCGTCGACCAGGGAACAGGCGACGATCTCCCTGGATTATGCGAAAGCAATCGTCCGGAACTCTCCCGCGCTCCGTAAACGGGTTAAACCGATGCAATATATGATCCGGTTTAGTTTTGGCAACTCTCGCGGGTTTATGAAAACCGTCGCGTCGGAGGCGACCAGGCTCGACGGTTATAACCCCTCGAGTTGTATCCTGGACGAGATCCACGCGCACCCGGACGACGCCCTGTTTAATGTCGTAAAATCCGGGATCCTTGCCAGGGAAAACCCGATCGTCATTTTGATATCGACCGCCGGAACGAAGATCCCCTCGTTCTGTTATACGATGTTTGAGAACGGGAAAAACATACTTAACGGGGTCGTCGAGGATGACTCGTTCCTGGTCATGTTATACACCCTGGACGAGGGAGACGATTATAACGATCCGTCGACCTGGATAAAAGCGAACCCCGCCCTCGGGGTTATTATGTCTGAGGAGGATATGACGATCGAATATAACCAGGGAAAAAACGTCGCCTCTCAGTTACCCAATTTCCTGACGAAGAACCTTAATATATTCGTCCTGGGGACGGAGGCATGGATCCCGGAGGAGGTTTTGCAGAGAGTTAACACGCCGTTCGACCTGGAGAAATTCAAAGGGAAACAGGTTTATATCGGAATGGATCTCTCGTCGACGAGGGATTTAACTTGTATAAACTGCCTCTTTTATGACGAGGAGACCGGAGAGTTTAAAGATTATCCCCTGTTTTTATTTGCGAAAAACCCGAACCGTCGACTCCGCCAGGGAGGGGTCGATCTCCGTCCCTGGATCCGCTCCGGACTGATTAAAGAATGTCAAACCGAAACGATCGATTACGATCTGATTTATGATACGGTCGTAAAGATTAACCAGGATTATGAAATCGTCGCGGTCGCGTATGATCCATTTAATTCGGATTTGATTATCCCTCGCCTGGAGGGTCTCGGAATTAATTGCGTCCCGTTCGCACAAACCGCGAGAGCGTTTAATTTCCCTCTTAAATTTTTGGAAAAACTCATTTACGACGGGAGGATCTCGTTCGGAAATAACCCCGTTCTGTTATGGAATTTCCGGAACGTCGTATTATACCAGGACGGAAACGGGAACATTAAGATTATGAAAAACAAGTCCAGGGACGCGGTCGACGGCGCGGTCTCCGTCGGGATGTCCGTCGCGTTATGGTTATCGGTTAACCTGGATCCAGGGAAAGCGGGTCTCGAGTCATATTTGAATTATGTCGTCGAAAAAAAGGATAATTAATTTGTCGAACGTCTTTAATTGAAAACTGAATTATGAGTTTTATCTCAAAACTTAACCCGTTTCAAAAGATTATAATCGGGAGAGATAAAGAGTTTGTAACCGCTCTCGTTAATAATATCGGGGGAAATCATAATAAATATAGCGACGAATACGCGGAAATTATCTCGACTGTTTTCACTTGTGTAAAGATCCTCGGGGAAACAATCGGTCGAATGGGAGTCGGAGTTTATTCGGACGATCCCGCCCTGGGTAAACAGAAAGATAAAGATCATTATCTGTATGATATTATCCATTACAACCCGAACACATACACGACGTCATACTCATTTTTTAACGCCCTGGAGGTTATCCGAAATCTGAAAGGAAACTCGTTCGCGAGGATATTCCGAAAGGCAAACCAGGGACTCGTCGATTACCTGGAGATAATCTCTCCCTCGCGAGTCCTGGGATATAAACTCGTTAACAATGAATTATTTTATCGGGTCTCAAAGGTTGACAAACCCGAGGATTTTGACACCGTCCCCGCGTCAGATATGCTCCATTTCCGAATGATAACAAAGGACGGGATTATGGGAATGAACCCGATCGAGGCTCTCCGGTTAAACCTTTCGACAACCTGGGAGGGAATGTCGACGATCGACGAGTTTTATAAGGCGTCCGGCGTTAATCCGAAAGTTATCAAATCGACCGTCGCGGGAGCAAATCAAAAACAGATGCTCGAGGCTCTCGACGTCTTAAAGGAAAAATATGGCGGATCCAAAGGAGCCGGAGATCTGTTCCCGTTACCTCCGAATACAGAGATCCAGGAGTTACAGATGAACGCGATCGACGCGGCGTTTCTGAATATGATCCAGTTTAACGACAATAAAATCGCGGCGTTATACGGGATCCCCTCTCATATGGTCGGCAATCAGACCGCGAGCAAATATAACGATATCGAACAGACACAACTCGGATTTAAGTCGAACACCGTTTCGGCTATCTCCCGAATGTACCGTCAGGAAATGGAATATAAACTCCTGACAACTGCCGAAAGAAAAGCGGGGAAATCAATCGAGTTTAATCTCATGGCATTGATCGAAACAGATCACCGGAACCGCCTGGAGGGTTACAGGATCCTCGCGAATATCGGAGCCATAACCCCGAACAAGATCGCGCGCCTGGAGGGACTGGATACATACCAGGGAGGCGACGACCATTATATTCAGTCGAATATGATGTCGGTCGAAAAATACACGACGAAACAAACCACGAAATCCCAAAATCAGTAAGACAATGAAACAAACGAGGTTCACAATTTTAACAGAGAATAAACCCTCGATCCGGATCGAGACCGTCGACGATATCGAATATTTTGTCGGTTATGGAGCAGTCTTTAACACCCGCTCCCGCCTGATATTTGAGCGCGGAAAAATGTTTTATGAAATCATAAAACCCGGAGCGTTCTCGAGGATCCTCCAGGATCCCGGCCTGGATGTCGTTTTAACCCTGGATCACGACCATTTTTACAACCTGGGGAGAACAGTCTCCGGGAACCTGGTTCTCCAGGAGGATCAGATCGGACTCAGTTTCCGCGCTCCCGTCCCGAACACCCAGGCCGGAAGGGATACCAGGGAAATGATCGCGCGGGGGGATTACACAGACTGCTCATTTATGTTTACCGTTAACGACGCCGGGGAGACCTGGCAGAGAGACGGAGACGGGAGTCTCGTCCATTATGTTAACGAGGTTTCCGGCCTGTTCGATGTTACGATTTGCACCCTCCGGGGAGCATACGAACAGACCGTTATCGATGTGGAAAGAGCGTCCCGAATGTATAAGGAACTCAATATCCAGGAGAGGGAAGGAACCGCCGGATCTGATGACCAGGGAGGAGATAACTCCGAGGGCGGATCAGGATCCGACGGAAGTTCGAACGACAATCCGGGAGATGACGACCAGGAGAGGGAGGGCGTCGAGGCCGAAAACGACCTCGATAAAATGATCCTCGATCTCCATAAAGCAAAATCGGGGACGTCTTTATAATCAAATATTCATTAACAAAAAAAACAGACAATGAAAAAATTAAATGATTTACTGGTCGAAAGAACAGAGAAGATCCGCCAAATGGATGCAATCCTCAATAAGGCGTCAGGCGAAAACCGCAAGAGGACGGAACAGGAGTCGAACGAGTGGAAGGCCGCGAGCGAGAGGGTTAACGAGCTGAACGCGGAGATCGAAGTCCTGGAACGCCAGGCAGAGTTGAACCGCACGATTGCGGGTCAGGCTCCCCTCGATAAGGAGGAAAAAAAGGCCGTCAAAAGGTATGATTTCGTTAAGGCCGTTTCCGAGGCCAGGGGCGGGATCCTGACCGGCCTCGAAAAGGAGATGCACGACGAAGCCGCGAAAGAACTCCGGGGAGTATCCGGCGCGATCGGAAACCTGTTCCTCCCTCAGATGTTCGTTAACCGGAGTTATATGTCCAGGGACGAAAGACTCAAGCGCGCAAACGAGGAGACCAAAACGACAGGAGCATCGTCCGGATGGATCCCGACGTTTACCGAGGACGCGGATATGGGACTGGTCGTTGCCTCTCCTCTTTACAGAGATCTCGGGGTCACCGTATATGAGAACCTCATGTCCGGCAAACTGGAGATCCCGTTCAGCCAGGGGAACAGCGCGTCAAGTCCGAGCGAACAGTCCGCCGCGACTCAGAGCGTCCCGACAAAAACAAAGGGAACCCTGACCGCCGGGAGGATCCAGGGATGGCAGAATTTTACAATGGAGTCACTCTCGGAGGCGTCGGTTCTCCCGTCAATCCTCGCGGATATGATCGGATCAATCGACAGAAAGGTCGGATCGATGGTCGCCCTGGACGCCGTCGCGGTTAACGTGATGTCAGGGTTTGCAACCTCAGACACCGCCGCCGCGATCACTTACGCCGGACTCCTGGCTCAGATCTCCGCCCTGACGTCGGATATGTTCGTCAATGAGAAATTCCTCCTTTCAAAAGCCCTGTTCTATTTCCTGGCCTCGAAAGAGAAAGCAAGCAACACCGCGAATTTCATCGTCGATTTTCTCTCGGGGAACAACCAGGGGAGGATCGGAGGGATCCAGGCGTTCGGGACGAGTTTCCTCCCGCTCCACGATACCAACAAGTACGACGCGATTTACGGAGACTGGAAACAGGCTTATGTCGGTTTCTGGGGTGGCGTTCAGTTATTGATCGACCCGTACACCGGATCAGACTCAGGTTATGTTAAAATAACCTTTGCCAGGATGGGAGCGGTCGACTCAAATCCTTACGCGTTCGCCGCGAAACGTAACATTTCACTCGCATAGTTTCAGCGGGTTACAATGATTAAGGAGTGGCGGGAGCCGGGTTCCTGGTTCCTGACGGATCCAAACCTCCCCGCCCTCCTTTCAAGTTAAAACGGTCGTTATGATTAACAAAGTAAAAACGGTTTACCACGTCACACTCGAGGAGGCAAAAAGACAGATCGGTCTCGATCAGGATTTTGTCAAAGATGACGCGTATATTAACTCCCTGATTAAGGCCGCGCACTCGATCGCGGAGAGCCGTATTCAGAAAGATATCGCGAAAACGACTAACGTCCTGACCCGTTACGATTTTGCCGGAGGGACGATCCGGGTTAACGAGGGGAACCTGATTTCAATAACGACGATCGAGATCGACGAGACCGAGACTCCTCTCTCGAATTTTAATACTTACATATACCGCGATCGTTTCCGCGTCGAACTCGACTCGGATATCGATACGGCAGAATTAACGGTCACCTTTGAGACCGGATACGATACCGGAAAGATCCCCGAGGATCTGAAACAGGCTATTTTAATAAGGATCGCGGGTCTGTATGATTACGACCGCGCGCCCTCCGTCCTGGCCTCCGTCCGGGAGACGGGTTTATTTGAAAGATTAACGGAACCTTATGTTTGCGCTCATGTCGATTATGAGCGGGAAAATTAAACAGAATGATCGGTCACCTCTTAAATAAATGGCTCGAAATCGAGATCGCAACCGTCGCGAAAGGGACAACCGTCGGACAACCGAAAGAGACGTTTACTCTTTTGAAAGAGACCAGGGGCGGAGTATTGTTTACCGGGGGACGCATGGTTAACGGATCCGAGGGTCAGAACGTCGCGACGGATGCGACGTTTACCGTCCGTTATGACGAGAGGATTAATTATAAATGTCGGGTTAAATACCTGGGACAGTATTACAGGATAACCCATATCGAACCGATCGGGAGATCCGAGGGGTTCAATCTTAAAACAATAATGTGGGCGGATGAATAACCAGGTCGATAAATTCCAAATCGAAGGGATCGACGAGGTTCTGAAATCCCTGGAGACGTTACCGTTAAGGATAACGAATAAGATCCTCCAGGATGCAAACCGGGACGTCTTAACGCGGATCCTTAAACCCGCGATCCAGTCCTCCCTCTCATATTCTAATTTCACAAAACGGGGGATTAAGGTCACCAAAGCCAGGGGAACGGAAAACGGAATGTATGTCGGGGTTTCGACCGATGCTTTTTATCTCCGGTTCCTCCAGTTCGGGACAAACGAGCGAGAGACTAAGGGAAAGTTAAACAGATCCTCCGCCTGGGTCGGAGGCGTTAAGGTTAAAACGAAATCCAGGTCAGGGGGAGGAGCGTCCAGGGGACGGGTCAATCCCAGGGAGACGGGAGTCGTTTCGACAATCGAGGCAAAAACAGGAGAGGTAATCCGGGCGGTAACTCAGGAATACGGGCAATATGTCGCCAGGGCAATAACCAAGCAGTTAAAGAAATATTCAGTAAAATGAGTTTCGCCAGTTCAATAAATACAGTATTAAACGGGAACTCCTCCCTTAATTCTCAGTTATGGAACGCGGACGGGTCGACCCGAATTTATGCCTATAATTATCCGGATAATTTGGACGTTAATTTATCCGCGATCGTCTTTACATATAAGAAGGAAAACGGGACTCATACTCTCGGAGCGAAAAACGTCCTCGAGGATTACAGTCTCTATATTGTAATTCTCTCCCCGGATCCTGGGGAAAACGAGACGATCGCGGATTTAGTCCATAGTTTCCTCGATGAATACCAGGACGCGAATATCCTGGACGTTACGTTTGATAATGACAATAACGGGGAGGATCAGGAGAAAGGGAGATATTTTAAAGTATTGGAGTATAAGGTAATATTTGATAAATAACAATTTAAAAACTCGTTTACAATGGCAATCACACCGATTTTATCCAAAGCGATGACCCTCTCAATCGGGGGGAAGGTAATCGCGAGATGTACGGATTTCACCCTGGAGATAAATAAAGAGGTTATCGAAATAACCTCTCTCTCGTCCCAGGGATGGAAAGAGAAACTCGTCGATCTGAAAGAATGGAAAGTCTCATTTAACGCCCTGGTTACAAGGGGCGCGGATGCGACATACTCCGTATATGATGAGATGCTAACAAATATCGTCAGCTCTGACGACGCCCTGACCGTTGCAATGGCGGATACAGGGGTCGGAGGAACGATCGGACTCTCCGGATCCGCGTTCCTGACGGCTCTCTCGACGGGAGTCCAGGTCGGGGATAAGATGACATATAACGGAAGTCTCGAGGGAACGGGAGCGTTGTCAATTTAATATATTCGTCAGGATCCAGGGGGAGTAACTCTCCCCCGGATCTCTTTTTAAAACCTTAATAATAAACAGATGGCAATCGATCCGATTTTATCTAAGGAGTTCGCTCTCATTTATGGCGGAATGGTTATCGCGTATTGTACGGATTTCTCCCTGGAAATTAACAAACAGATCGTCGACGTTACGAAACTCGGGGATGAGTGGAAAAATAAACTCGTCGACGTTAAGGAGTGGAAGGTCGCATTTAACGGAATGATAACCAGGGGGGATAACTCGATCCCGTATATATGGGATCCGACGACGAGTTATAGCGCGGGGAGTTTTGTAATAATCGCGGGTTCCTGTTATGAGGCACAATCGACGACCCTGGGACATAACCCGACAACTGACGGGGGCGTCCATTGGATCCAGGTCTCAGAATGGAGCGCGGCGGCTACATATCCCGCCGGGGAGTTATTATATCGGACGACCGTCGCAAACGAAAAACGAGTTTACAAGTCACTCCAGGCGGGAAACCTTAACCACGAACCCCTCACGTCTCCGACCTGGTGGGAAAGGATCGAGGGCGGGTTCGCTCACCTTATTACAGAAATTAAAGAAAATGACCTCCCGGTTAAGGCGACGATAAAATCGTCCGCCTCCGCGACGACATATTTTTTCGGAGAGGGATTTATAACCGCACTCTCCGCCGCGTTCCAGGTCGGAAACGTCTCCCGGTTCTCCGGGGCGTTCGACGCGTCCTCCCTGTTAAGTACCGGAACCACACCATAAAACCCATAAAATGACAATCAAATTAGTTTACAAAAATCAGGAGATCCCCGTTTCAGTCGGGTATTATGCCCTCAAACGTTACAAACAGGAGACGGGTAAAGAGTTTACAACTATCGAGGGAGAGGATATAACCGATCTCGAGATACTATTTTGGCACTCGATCGAGGCCGGATATAAACAGGATGAACAAACAAATCCTTTCAACCGAGAGGACGCGGAGATGATCTTGGACGCGGTAATGATGCAGTTCATTGAAAGGATCCCGGATTTTTTCCCGACGTCCCCGAGTGCAAGTCAGGAGAGAGGTCAGACTCGCGGGACGAACGCGCAACCTCCGAAGGAAAAAAGAAAGTAATTAACACAACCCTGGACGAGATCCAGGGTTATGCTCTCGCACTCCTGGGGATGACTCCTCGGGAGTTCGAGTTTTGCACTCCGAGGGAAATATATTTTGCGCTCAGATCATACGCGGACGAACGAAACCGGGGACGGGAGTTCGATCTCGATAATATGAGATTGCAAACAATGTATATATATAACCTGGTCATTCCTGAGTCGCGTCGTATCAGAGACCCCCGTCAATTAATGAAATTCAAACATGACGAGGAGTATGTCCCGGAGGAGGATGTGTATATACCAACCCCGGAGGAATGGGACGAACTCGATAAACGCCTGGCAGAGATGCACGAAAAAACGGTCGAATTAATCCCGGTTTTTAATGAAAATCCTAAAATTGAGGAGATTTCGGACAATGGAAAATAACCCTCGTAACGAGTTGAGTATCAGCGAAAAGAACGATCTCCCCCTCGGTAATACAAACATACCTCCCAGGGGGGAGAGTGGCTTAAATCGAATAAAAAGGGGCAAATTTGCGATTTTGAATATTTAATATATATACCTTATATGTATATAAATTTAGGGTTATGAAACTAATATTTTAAACGTCTTTATAATTAAACTGAATTTATGTCGACCGCAATTTTAACAGATCTTTCCCTCCGATTAAGGGCGTCAACGGCAGAACTCCAGCAGGGTCTTGAGAGGGCAAAATCCTCTCTTAAAAATTTTAAGAAAGACGCAAAGGACGCAACCGGGAGAGTTAAGGAGGCATTTCAAACCCTGGGAGGGGAGGCGGCGAACGGGATCTCGAGAATGACCGGAGGTTTTGGCGCAATGACCGGAGCGATCTCGGGAGCGTTAAAATCTGTTAAGGGACTGACCTCCGGAATGGGAGCATTAAAAACCGCCCTGATATCGACCGGGATCGGAGCCATTTTTGTCGGGATAGGGGTCGCGATCGCGTCCGTTACGGCATATCTGAAAGGGACGGTCGACGGCGCGAATAAACTCGCAACAGTAACGGGATTTTTAAAGGGAGTTTTTACGGCGTTTAAAGATGTTTTAATCGGGGTCGGTCGGTTCCTGGTTAAAGCGTTCGAGGATCCCAAACAAGCGGTCGCGGATTTGTGGACGGCAATAAAAGAGAACATCGTTAACAGGTTCGAGGGTCTGGTCGATTACTTTAAAAATGGATGGGCGGCAATCGCGAACGGAGCGAAAGGGGTCGCCCTGGCAGTCGCGGGGATCTTTAACGAGGAGAAAAGAGAGGAAAGTAAAAAGTATTTCGAGGAGATGAAAAATAATCTCGTCGATATGGGAAAGGCGGCGTTTGCAATGACGACGGGAATGGATTTCGACGAGACGGCGGCGAAAGCAAAAGAGAAACTCGCGGGGATTAAAAAAGAGATCTCCGCGATCCAGGCCATAAACGAGAGGCGTCATTCCCTGGAAATGAAAAATATTGATTTCCTGGTCGAGGAGGCAAAATTAAACTCCGCGATTAAGATACAGAGAGAGGTCGCCTCCGATAAACTCCTGGATTTTAATACACGCCTGGAGGCCGGGAATAAGTCTCTCGAGATAACCGAACAGTTATTCGAGTCCAGGATCCGACTCGCGGAGGAGGCTCTCCGGATAAAGAGAGACGAGAACGCGGCGTCTGAGAGTTCGGTCGAAGATATCCGGGAGGTTCGTCAACTGGAGGCGGATCTGATTAAATTAATGGGAGAGCGCGCGGAGGTCGTTAAATCTATTAAGAACGAAATGGAGGAGATCCGCGCGGCACAAAAGAGCGAGGATCAGAAACTCGCGGCGGAGAAACTCGCGGCGGAGAAAGAGGCGTTAAAAGCAATCGAGGAGAGAGAGAAAGCGAAAGCGGACTCGATCGCGGCATACCGGGAGAAAAAACTGTCCGAGACCCTGGAGGGAGAACTCATGCTCCTGGCGGATCATTATCAGAAGGGGATAATATTCGAGGAGGAATATCGGGGGGAGGTCGCCAGGATCCAGGGAGAGATCGACGAACGAAATAAAAAGATGTTCGAGGAGGAGATCGCGCGCGCGGAGGAACTCAAACAAAAGAAAATCGAGGGAGCGATGGGTTATATGGACGCGGCTCTGTATGCGACGGAGGTCGTTTCTCAGATGTTCGAAGCGGCAAAACAGAAGGAACTCGCGGCGGCGGGGGATAACGAGGAGAAAAAAGCGGCTATCGAGAAAAAATACGCAAAGAAACAGAAGGGGGTCGCGATTATGCAGGCTCTTATAAATACCGCCCTGGGGGTTACTAAAGCGTTCGGACAGGGCGGAGTCCTCGGGTTTATAACGGGAGCATTAGTCGCGGCGGCGGGTGCGGCACAAATCGCGACGATATCCGCGACTCCCCTGGCAAAAGGAGGGATCGCATATTCGCCAGTTAACGCCCTGGTCGGAGAATATCCGTCCGCCTCCAGGGATCCGGAGGTTATCTCCCCCCTGAGTAAATTAAAGAGTCTTATAAATCCGGAGGGAGGATCCAGGCGGAACGAGACGGTCAGGTTCGAGATCGACGGTTATAAACTCGTCGCATTTATTGACAAACAGTTAAAGTTAAACGCGGCGTTCTGATATGGCATACGGGAATAAATATCGCGGCGGTTTCTCCTCGAAAAATATCCAGGGTTATATTTATATTGACCAGGAGGATTACTCGGGAGCGGTTACCGACGTTATAATCACGCCGGGAACGACCAGGATCCGATATTCGTTCGGGGGATGGAACGTTCCGGTTATCGGGTTAACGGCCTCGTTTGAGATCCTTAATAACCAGGCGGATTTTTTTACTCTCATTCCATTGATAACGGCGGAGGAGAGAGAATATCGCGTCCGGATCGTTCAGACCTCCCCGTCCGCGTTTACGATGTTCTCAGGGTTTTTGAATAGTGAAACGAACGAGATAACATATCTTAAAAACAGGCCGTTCAGATTAAACGCCTCGAGTTATCTTTCAAAATTACAGTATGTCAAACCCTCGTTAATTGAGACCCTGGAGAACAGGACGTTTATCGATATAATAAACGCCTGTTTAGCGTTAACGGGATCCCCGGATCCGATCAGAGTCAACTCGAAATTATATCCGACTGGCTCCTCCCTGGGAACGGGTCAAACCCTGTTTAACAGGAGTGGCATATTTAATGAAATCTTTTGGAAAGATAACATCGATCGGGATAACGCCCTGGAGATAATCGAAAAGATCCTCTCCGCGTTCGACTGTTATTTATACTGGTTTAACGGATCCTGGTATATTGAGAGATATGAAGATCTTTGGAATAATCCTCAGAATTACGTCGTTTATGCCTCCGGATCCAGTTATGGTTATACGTCCTCCGGAACAACCGCTCAGACGACCGACGCCTCCCTGGATTTCTCCTCCCTGGTTTTAAAGGATCAGAGTCAGACGTTCGGATCAATAACAGGACTCCGCGAGATCGAGGTTCGCCTGGAACAACAGACGTTATTTAATTTAACGGTCAATGATATGACGAACGCCTCAGACGTTAACGGCGTCGTCCCTTATCCCGGTTATCGTTCCTGGCAGAAATGGAACGAGGGATCCGGGATCTCCTGGGTTAATCCCGGCCTCCCCTGGAAAAACATTTCGAACGCAATATTACGACAAGGATGGATATATGACGGAGGTTATGAAACCTGGAGAGGATTATATACCAGGTTTAAAATAACGAAAGACTCCTCGACGTCGTTAACGGTTAAGTTTAAGTTTGCGACTCTGAAAGGCGTCCTCGGAACGTTTACGGGATCCTGGTCGGATTATGTGTTTAACTTTAAATGGTATCTCCGGCATACTCCAGGGAATTATTTTATCGTCGATAACGCGGGAACCTGGGAGAGACAATCAGGGACGGAGGAGTCAAAAATTCAGACCCTCGAGATCCAGGGTTCAGATATGGATCCGGTTAACGACTCAATGGAGGTCACTTTATCGATCCCGATCGGAGAGGTCTCCGGGATCTCGGACGGAGATAACGATTTCGTTTTATGTCTCGGGACTGAGTTAATCTCGAAATCAGGGGGAGCATTAACCCCGGCGTTTACCTGTTTTTATGGAGACGTCTTTATAACCGCCTCCGCTCCCCTGGAGAATAATAATATCTCGGGAGTTTTAAATACAGGGTTCCTGGATAAAAAAGAGATTACATTAAAAATGTATGACGCCGGAAATGTTAACATCAAAAACGGGATATTGACCGGGTCAGATCTTACGACCAGGACGTCGACCTGGACGTCGGACGGGATTTTATCCGAGAGTCTCGCGAAAAGAATTATCCGGAATAAGTTTCAGTTATACAACCGGACGAGGGTTCAACTCTCGTCGACCATAAAATCCTCGAGTAAATTCAAACCCCTGTTTATGTTTACCGACTCGTTCCAGGCGGGGAAAAAGTTTGTTTTGACCTCATACGGATATAGTCCGGATAAAGACGAGTACGAAATGACCTTATCAGAATATGACAATACGGAAACGATAACCTTTGTTTAAATGGACGTTACATTAACCTCTCGATATCGAAACCCCGATTATTTCCAGGGAAAGAACTCTCCGGTTTATGTTTATCAAACAGCCGGAACGACTCCCCCGACGGATCTCTCGAACTATTATACGAAAACCGAGTTACTGACCGACGGAGTCCTGGACGCGAGATATTATACCGAGACAGAGTTAACCGGGGGCGCACTCGATGGGAGGTATTATACCGAGACGGAGTTAACCGGAGGCGCACTCGATGGGAGGTATTATACCGAGACAGAGATCGATAACTCAGTCGTAAAGTTAACGGGCAATCAGGATATTTACGGGATTAAAGCGTTCAGAAACGCGACCAGGTTCCGGGGATCTCTCGGAGCGGCGTTAATTGAATTTACAGACGGCTCGTTTGCTCCTCAGTTAAAAATATTTTCGTCGACTCCAAACAACGCGAGCGCGGTCGGATCCCTGGGGATTGTCAACTCGTCGGGGACTCCAGGATCTCAGTTATACGGAAAATATTCGACTGGTGACTCTGATTGGGGGAGGTATATCCAGGCGACGAGTGCAGGAGTGACAACTCTCCCCGGATCTCTCGTCCTGGATGATATCGACTCGAAATCTGTCTCGTTCAGTTCAGGATATACCGGAACCGGGTTCTCTCTGGATTATGCCAGTAGTAAATATTCTCTCGAGGTCGACAATCTCCTGGTCCGGGGAAATATGCGAGTTTATTCCCTGGAGGTTAATAAAATCAGGGCGACGAACGGTTCGTTATGGGTTTCGGATGCAGTCGAGGCCGTTTCGGATATGACCCTGGTCGGATCCTGGTATACTTTCTCGGTTGAGAGTGGGTTTAATACGTTTGCGGTTAATGATATCGTCCGGGTTCAGCAATATAATGGAGGATCTGTTTTTGCTTATGATTATAAAGTCCAGGCCGTAACATCGACGACGGTCGGGGTCTCGACGGTCGCGGGGGGTGCGGTTCCGGTCGGGGAAAGAACTTGCAAGGGACGGACGTTTGTTCGGATCGGAAACTCGTCGAACACCGCGCGCCAGGGAGCGGTTTATTTAACGGCCTCGGATACGAACGCGCCTTATATCGAAGTCCTGGACGGAGTGACCTCCGGGACGATAGATCTCGCGGATCGGAAAGTAAGACTCGGAAAACTCGACGGTCTCTCGTTTAATGGATCCTCGATTTCGGGTTACGGATTATATGCCGGGGTTGCGTACCTGGAGGGATCCGTCGTCGCGACGGCGGGATCGGTCGGAGGATGGGATATCTCCGGAGATCTCCTCCAGGCGGAGACCGCCTCCGGGGGAATGTATTTCGACGCGGCGGATCCCTCGATCATTTTAAAAGATGACGCCGGGATCGTTCGTTATACTTGTGACCCGTCAACAATCGAAACCCGATCGACCCTCCTCTCCCTGGGAGCGACCAGTTATTCGGGTTCATACGCGGCGACATATACGGACGTTGTTAAAACTCTTTACGACGTTGGAACCTCGGACGATTATTATTACTGTCAGAAATACACGACGACGACATATCTCGACTGGTACACCTCGAAACAGTCGTCGACATATTCGTTTACTGTTACTCCGAACCTCCCTTATATTGTCGATTTTTACGTTAACTGTTCCCTGGGATATACACTCCCGACAAATGATTACGACGAAACCGACGGAGAAACTCATGTTTATACGTTATATGGAACCTGGTCGGCAACTTATACGGTTTATGTTTATGACGCGAACGATAATCTCCTGGACTCCGCATCAAATTCGACGGGATCTCAGACCGGAAACCTCTCCGCGTTTCCGGTCGGATTGGGATATCTCTCGTTTATACCGACGACGTCGACCATTTATTTAAGGCTCCGCGTTCAGATTTCAAACAGTTTACAGACAAATGACCATTATACATATTATGTATGGGACGGGTTCGAGTGGGTTTATGATTATGAGGGAGATATTCAGCAGTCGTTAACGGTTAACTTTACGACCGAACAGTTCGCCCTCGCAATTAAACAGGGTTACGATCAGGTTCATATCGGAAAGGATGGTTTTCTCCATTGGAAAAACAATCAGAAATATTTTATTGTTAACGCCTCCGATACTTATTATATCCAGGCGGCGGGGGATTTTTATCATTATTACGGGGATTTTAAACAGACAGACGGGGTTATCGGAGTCGGATCCTGGAATATGTCCTCCGGGTCGACTGGTCGCCTGGAGTCGTATTCAGCGCGCGACGGAGCCGTCGGACTCCCGGTTTATTATTACGACGCCCTGGTCGTCGTCTCGAACCATGCCTCCAGTCATGCCGCGTTTTTTCAGAACGACGGGAATAATGTTAACCGTTACGGGATCGGGATCCAGTGCGGAGTCGACACCCCGACAACGGCGGATAATTTCGCAGTCCGGTTATATGACGGGGACGGGACATATAAGGGAGGTTTATTTTTTGACTCCGGTCAGGTCGCGTTATATAACGCCTCGGACGAGAGAATGAAAGTAAATATAAAGGATTACCAGGAGGACGCCCTGGGGATCCTCTCCGGGTTCAAACCTCGTTTATATCAATGGAGGGAGAAAACGGAGATCGAGGTCAGAAATCCGGACGGATCCCAGGGAATGAGAAAAACCCGGATCCTGGACGAGATCCCGGAGAAATTTCGAAAGGATCCAGGGGCGGAGTCAGTAATAAATATCGGATATGTCGCTCAGGAAATGGAGGCATATCTCCCGGATCTCGTCGTAACAGACGACGAAACAGGATATAAATTCACCGCACCCCAGGGGATGATTCCGATTTTACACCGGGCAATTTTACAACTCCAGGATGAAATCAAAGAATTAAAAACGTTAATAAATTAAGGAAATGAGCGTAACAGGAACAATTCAGACGATCGATATAACGGGAGCATTATCCGAAATAAGTGTTACAGGTGAATTATCTGAAATAAACAGTCCTCGCGAGATATTAGAGTTATTTTGGCTTACATTAATCTCCGCGACCGTTGAGAACGAAAATCCGACAAATGTTATATTAACATTTCCGACGCCGGGTTCATTAACGGCGGCTGATTTTACGATTGAGGGATTTACAATCGCGTCGGCCACCTGGAGCGGTACGGTCTTAACATTGGTTTTGAACGAGGTGGTAACTCCCGATGATGGAGACCTGACGATCTATTTCATCGATTCCCCGGAGGCTCCCACGACGATTATTAATAACGTGGAGTGGAGTTCCTACTGGAGTACACGATGGTACGGTATAGAAATTGATGAAGCCAATAGCTCTCCTGATGTCACAAGGATACAGGGTGCTGACGCTACGGGATACCATGCCACCCTGCCCGTTCACGCTCTGCTAAAAGCCTGTCTGCTTGCTGATGACGGTACTGTCAATTATTATCTTGACCCTACTGATTGGACAAAGCAGGTAGGTGGTGCTGCAAGTAACCTTGATGGAACTGATGGTCAGGTAATGATTGAGTGGGGTGATTTTTATTATAAAGTTGAAGAAAATTATCCGTCAGCCGGTAAGCATCAGATAAAGATTTGTGAGGGTGAGGCTACGGGATTTACGTTAGTTCCGAAACACTACGTCTCTGCTTATGAGGCAAACGTTCAAAGATCAGTATCTAAATTCGGCTCATTCAAGAATACCGGTACTGACTTCCGTGGCGGTAATAATACCGCTGCTTGGGACGCTGCGGCAAATACACTTTTAGGTATGCCAGTAACGAATGTCAATAGAACTAACGGACGTGCTTATGCAAGAGCAAGGGGGGCAGGATGGAATCTGTATGGATATAACGATCATAAGTGGCTATTTTGGTTTTTTGCAATAGAATATGCTACGCTTAATTCACAGAAGGCAGTTAACGCTGTGCTGACGGCTGAAGGCTATAAACAAGGTGGATTAGGAGAGGGTGTTTCTACGGCAGTATCAACGACATGGAATACTTTCAATAGCTATAATCCATTTGTGCCTTGCGGGGCATCGGATAGCCTTGCTTCGGGTAGTGGGGAATATACGTTTACAAAGGTAGACTTTGACGGTGCGGGTACGAACGTGAACTTTGCCGTTAACCGCTATCGTGGTCACGAGATGCCGTTTGGACATATTTGGATAATCTGTGACGGGATAAATATTCAGGTATTAACCGACGGCGATGGAGGTACGAGTAAACTATTCTCTGCTGATGATCCTTCAGTATGGACTGATGCTAACTATGTGGAATATACCGACAGAGGAAATATAGCCCGTGCCAGTGGATATATGAGTAAGGCATTGATGGGTGCCGGGGCAGAGATAGAACCATCTGCCGCCGCAGGAGGGAGTACTACTTATTACTGTGATTATTTCTATACGTCTATTACAGCCAGCAGTATGAGGATGCTGTTAATCGGCGGCACTGCGGGTAGGGGCGTGGATGACGGTTTCGTTTGTTCGAATACGAATAGCGGCCCTGCGACTGCGACTGCGACTATCGGTTTTCGGATTCGCTTTCAATAGGGTGTGCAGCACCCCGAGAGCGAGAACGTTCTTTGAAATTTCGGTTGTCTGTGTTTAGCTGTTAATCAGCGGCAATGCGAATAATAGCGTGAATGACGGTTTCGTTTATTCGAATACGAATAACGACCCTGCGAATGCGAATGCGAATATCGGTTTTCAGATAAGCTTATCAAAGAATTACTATTACTCGCACAGAGACCATGCCACTTGGCAAAAAATAACCATTACAAAAAGGGTGTTAGTATCGCAAGAGAACGCTCCCGATTATGAAAGCGAATTAAAATTGAATGAAGAGAGTAAATGACATATATCCTCAAATCTGCACCATTGAAAACTTAATGTTGGCAGATGAGAAAGCACGAAGAGGCAAACTTCGGAGCATTGGTGTGCGTATCCATGATCGTAACAGGGATGCGAACATTAAGGACTTGCATGAGGCTCTCGTCAACAAGACATTCAAAACATCACATTATCATACATTCTTTATTTACGAACCAAAAGAGCGGGAGATATACCAATTGCCCTATTATCCCGACAGAATAGTACATCACGCTATTATGAATATCCTTGAGCCAATATGGATGTCGGTCTTTACTGCTGACCTTGAGTGGATGGAAGGCGAGAAAGTGGAGGTAGGATGGACACGGATGTACGAAGGTAAGAAATACGAGTGCTTGCAGGCTCATCAGACGCTTTCAACGTGGACACCCGATGTAACACCTGCTTTGTGGAAAGAAGTGGTTGTAGTGGTTGATATTCCCGTTTGGAAGCAACCGACAGGGGCGCATGATGCCTACCGAATTGGAGACAAAGTGCACTTCCCGACAATCAATGATCCAGTGTACGAAAGTTTGATTGATTATAACACCTACTCCCCAACGGTTTATCCCGCAGGGTGGAAATTAGTGTAGTAGCAAATAAATGACACAATTCAGGATTTATAATATTATTTTAAAATCGTCTTTAAATACAAATGATTATGAATAATCTCATCGAAGTAATTAAGGGAAACTCGAAAACCGTCATTTGTACGGTAACGGGTCTCGAAAGTTTGTCCGGATTTACTGCGGCGTTTATCGTTAAAAAGAATAAGACCGACTCGGACTCGTTAAAGACGTTTGAGGTTACGGGAAACATTATCGGGATGGATGCAATTTTTGTTATTTCCGCCTCGAATAATACAAAAACCGCGAGTGAATATTTTTTCGAGATCGTCCTGACGAATGGTTCCGAGGTTTTCTCCCCGAACCAGGGAATTTACAGAATTATCCAGTCTGTTAAATATTAATCTGAATTATGTCCGAGATCGACGCGTTCGCGAGTTTGTTAAATACAACTCAAAAAAACATCATAACGGTTATTAACGCAAAAACCGATGCCCTGGCTTTTCACCAGTCACAGATCGAGTTAAAGATCGACTCCCAGGCGCAAACAGTAACGGATCTCGAGGGAAAGGTCGCGGAACATGACGATATTTTAAAAGAGAGGGCGTTAACCTGTTTCCCGGCAATTCAGAAATTGACCGCACATGAGAGAGCAATCAAACTAATAAACTTTGTCGGAGATCATAAATTCCTCTCGGTTTCGATTATGGTTCTGACTCTGTTCGTCGTTCAGTCTCTCGTTTACCTGGTATTTCAAAACATCGATTTAGCGAATATCCTGGAAAGGATCTATAAATAAAGTTTACAATGACAAAAAAGAAAGACAAAGCGAACGAGGTTATCCAGGGATCCGCACCGGATCCGGAGGTAACCGACCAGGGATCCGCACCGGATCCGGAGGTAACCGACCAGGGATCCGCACCGGATCCAGGAGCAACCGACCAGG